TCGGCGCGCATCAGCATGTCAACGCCATCCATGAACACAGCCCAGCCTCGGAACCCGCACAGCCACGGGATCAGGAACCTGATCCGCGCAAAGTCTGTACTCTCATCAGAGCGCCTTGCAAGAGGCAACGACTTGAACAACCCACCACCTATCGGCGTAACGCATACCGGGACTGTCGCGTGGTGAATGACAGAGGACATGAAGGTATGAAACCCAATCTCCTCCCTTGGATCAAAGCCAACAAACAACGGAACCGAATCAAGCATCGTTCATCCCGAGCACATGCCGCAGGGCGGTGCCGTTGTCAATCTCGTCTATCTGCCACATCGCCCACGCTGCGCGCCTGAACATCTCGAGCCTTGCGGCGTCGTCGCGCTTTGGCTCCTGTCCGAACTCAGCGAGCGGGCGCGCGGCGCCTGCGCCTACCCACGCTGGGTGCTCATGGAAGACTGGCACCCCGTGCATCAGTGCTTGGAGCGCCGCGCTACTGGCCCACGTGACAACTTGCTCGACGGAGGCGAGGTCTTGTTCCAGTGTCGTGGTGGGCGCATGCTTTCCAGGGTGTTTTCGAATCTTTCCTCCGCAAGCCTCCTGCGTTCTTTCTGCCCACGCAGGAGGACTCTTGATGCCGACCTCGCCAATCTCTCGCTGGCCAAGGATGAGGGTGCCCGTTCCGCCAGTGCGCCAAGGAGCGAGCGAAATGCCCATAGCATCCCAGCGGCTAGGGCCACCGTGATTGATATTGCCGCCTGCTCCGGCCACGTGATGAAGCGCCAGACTGTACCAGTTTCCGCCATTGCGTCCCTTCCCCAGCAACCCGTTCTCAGCAATCAGCACCTCGGCGCCCGCACGCTCAAACAACTCTGCCTCCTGCGCACCGCGGAAGCTGCGATTCCAAATGACTAGCAGGTCGCCAGGGTGCGGATCACCAATGTAGGTCTTGTCCTCGAACCCCAGCAGGCTCAGCCCGTGACGGAATGCCTCGCGTCGATAGTGCAGACCGTCGCGCATGAGGGTCTGCGCACGGCGACGCTTCATCAGGGAGCGGGAGTGGCGCCTGCAATTCCGGATGCCAACGTATCGTCGCTGGCGGTGAGACGGGCCGCAATGTCAACCACCTGAGCTCCGAGCGCATCGAGTTGGACCTTGGTGACGGGTGCGTTGGCATCGAGCTGCGCGCGCAGATCAGAGATGGTAACCGTCAGCGCCTGCAGCAGTCCAACAGCCTCCGCCGCTTGTGCCGCGTCGGAATCAACCTTTGCTGACAATGCGTCCAGAGACGCTTGAACTTCTTGAAGAGTGGACATGATCAGTATTCCCCATGAGTTGATGATACGAGAAGAACTACGTTTCCGACTCATCGCTTCACACTACAGCCTGCGACGACTGTCTGGCTAACGCTAAGACGCGGAACCTTGCAAAACAGCGCTCCGTACTGCGTGACGGACACGCTGCAGTCACATTCCTCGCCTCGTATCGGCGAGGAAGAAAACGGAACTATCGAGCGCACACCGTTAACCATCACAAATGCCTGCGCCGCGGTGACCGCATAAGACGCCGTCGCCGGAGGAGGCTTGATTGACGCTGCATACTGCCTTGAGCACGTTACGGACTGACGCTGAGCACTGGCCCAGGCACATTCGCCCCCAGCCACTTGTATGAGAAAGGGGCGGACGACGCCGTACCTGTTGCTGTGCAAGTGGCAGCGAACGGCGTGTTAACGCAGCCCGCGGCTGCCGTCACCTTCATCACCAACGTGTAGGTTCCCGGTGCTGTGATCGAGGCCAAGTCACACTTCGGTTGCAGTCCCCCGGCGACTGTCACTAAGGTGCATGCCACCTCTGAGCCACCATTGACGGTAAAGCTGGCCGCGCTTGGCTGACCACCACTTGCTGGGTATGGGTCGGCCGAGAGGGTTGGTGCGGCTGACGCAATCTGTGACAGCAGCAGGATCAAGAACAGAAGTCCGCGCATCAAGAAGTCCTTTCAGAATTGAAACAGATTCGTCGTCTTTCCGCTCCACCTTAGACTGTTCCGACAAAAGATCAGACAACCAATCCATACCGTTCGTCGTCAGTCGCGGAGAACGCCTCATCCATGCTCGCGAATCGGAACGCGTGCAAGGCGGACCCTGGAGTGCAGTTCAGGATCTCGATCCTGCGATTGCTGGCCTCCTCGGAGAGAGCCTCGAAGTGCTTGATCCAACGCTCAAAGATTCCCTCTCCGGCATTGCGCAGGGGCTCGGGGTGGCGACCGTGCCAGTGCATCTCGCCGCCGCTGCTATGCATGTCAAACCCGAACAACAAGATACGGTGAGCGTGAGCGTGTAGAGCAAGATGGATCGCCTGATACCCACTGTTGCCACCTGTCCTGACGCACCCTACGTCATGGTCGAATCCAACCTTGCCTGTGTTGCGAAGTGCGAGCCATCCGTGATGGTTGTCGTCGCTGCACGTTACCTTGAGTCCTGCGAAGCCAGCGGCCAGCTTCTCATACTTCACGATCCAGAAGTCGTCAGCTGCGTAGAGCATGTCGGCCCACGGCGCGAGTTTGACAGTGGTGTTGACCGCGACGACGCAGACCTTCGCTTCGCCAACCCTGTCGGCCACTGCCTGTGACATCGACGGCCCACTTGCAAGGATTGCGACCGTCTGGCCGCGCCACATCGGTGGGACCTGCCAACGTGTCATCGTTTCTTCCCGCCGCCGCGCATACCCTTGCCTTTGCATGCCATGCTATGTACCTCAGTAGTCCTTGCCCGCGCGTCCGGTGGCGCCACGCTCGCCCTTCTCTCCGGGCTTGCCGTCCTTGCCATCGGCACCTTTCTTGACGACCAGCTTCCACGCGTCGCCGATACCGGGCCGCGTCTTGGTCTCGCGCTCGCAGTGCCATTGCGATCCGCCAAGCGTCACAACGTCGCCGTGCGCATACTCGCGCTCTTGCCAGATTCCACGATGGATCATCGCAGGAAGCGTGAATGCCTTCATGTCCACTGTGCCGTCGCTATACAGAAGGTTGATCTTGAAACTGCGATCGTTCTCCTGCTCAAACTGGACAAGCGAAATCCCCCGAACAATGTGAGCCCATCCTGAGTTTACAGGAGATTGATCTTCGCTGAGCGGAGAGGTGGAACGAACAGAGCGGACCAAGCCGCCACCAAACTGCGCGACCGTTCCGCGAGGGTAGCTTCTTGCTGGGTCGATGGCAGGGAGGATGTCAACTTCGAAAGCGTCACGTCCCGGCGCGCCATCCTTGCCGCTGATGCCAGGGTCGCCCTTCTGGCCTTGAGAGCCAGGAGCACCGTCGAGGCCCTTCTGACCTTCCGGCCCGGGAGCGCCATCCTTGCCGCTGATGCCAGGATCGCCCTTCTGACCTTCTGGACCGAGAGCGCCATCAAGACCCTTCTGACCTTCTGGACCGGGAGCACCATCCTTTCCGTCAACACCACGTTGACCTGGAGGGCCAGACAACCCGATCTTACCGGGGTCGCCTCTCAATCCATCCATACCCTTCTGGCCTTGAGGTCCGGGAGCGCCGTCCTTGCCGTCATGGCCTGGATCGCCCTTCTGGCCTTGCAGTCCGGGAGCTCCATCCTTGCCGTCAACGCCGGGAGCGCCGTCCTTGCCCGCGATACCAGGATCGCCCTTCTGGCCTTGAGAGCCAGGAGCACCATCCTTGCCGTCAACGCCGGGAGCGCCGTCCTTGCCGTCTTGACCAGGAGCTCCCTTTTCACCCCGAGGACCAGGCGCACCCGCCAGCCCCGCGCGACCCTGCTCGCCGCGTAGGCCATCAGCGCCGTCCTTGCCGGAAAGGCCAGGATCGCCTTGTAAGCCGCGTTCTCCGGTCGGGCCTACTTCCCCCCGTTCTCCTTGCGGGCCGAGCTCCCCGGGAGATCCGGTGGCTCCGGCGGCACCTTGCGGCCCGGCATCCCCCTTGGCGCCCGCAGGGATAGCAGCGACCTTGATTTCTAGGGCGGTAAGGCGATCGACAACCTTGGTAACGGCGCGAGCTACGAACAGCTTCGCCGAAGCGATGACAGAGTCTGCCAGTGCGTCAAGATTCTGCATAAGCGGCCTCTGTGAATTTGGAGATCAGAGCCGCAGCGAACAGCGCCGCCCCGTCGTCGTCCTTCGCAACCGGAGGTTCCTCGGGGGGCTTTGCCTCGACAGGCGGATTTGTGGGCGCAGCGCCGGCAGGGGCTGCGTTGATGTCGCGCTTGTCGAGCTGCGCCAAGCTCCAATTCTGCTGCTGCAGGTACGGCGTGTCCCCGCCCACCACAGGCGGCAGATTCTCGCTTAGGCGTCCTTCATTCGGGGACATCCACCCAGCGCCAATCGCCTTGGTGATGTTGTCGTAGCGGGACGACGCGTCCATACGAAGCAAAGTTTCGATGTCGAATTCGACCCCATACCTTGACGGCAGCGCCAGTCCTTCTCCGAGGCACAGCTCCAACGACTCGATCAGCGATTGCAGCGTCTGGGTATAGTAGCTCTGCGTCAGTGCTCCGATGTTTGCGAACGTCGGGTTGCCCGCCCCGATCATGTGCAGTGGCACGTGGAAACAACGCGCGACGTCCTCCACCGTCCAGCGCAGTTGCTCGATCAGCTGAGCGTCCGCTGCAGGGATGGTCATCGCCTCATACTTGAGACCGTCGCCCAGCACAGCGAGCCGCCCTATCTTGGAGCCTGTGAAGTTGTCCTCGAACGCTTGCTTCAGCCGCTGAGCCACAGCGTCTGTAATTGTTCCGGGAGCAGTCAACATGCCTGACGGACGACTCATGTTCTCGAAGAACGCAGCGCTGTTGGCCTGAATGCGAACACCCTGCGTCGCGCTTGACCCGCAGGCATATATCGGGCTCACCCCGAGCAGCGGATGCCACAACGACGGCATTCGGTCGTGAATAACCTCACTCGCAGGGACAGCCGCCTTCGGGGTGTTGACCAGCGATAGGTAGTCGGTGTTGAGCTGGTAGTAGACATCGCCCGACGCGGCAACCAGCGGGGTCACCAGCCGTGGGTCTAGCACGTACATCGCGGTCACCAGGCCACGACCGTCGCGCTCCTTGAGAACGTAGGTGTTGCCGTGAAGCATCTTGCTCACGACCCACTGTGTGAAGAATTGAATCCGGTTCTGGTAATGGTTCGGCTTGGCGAGAACAGGAAGGAACGGACTGTTGGTGTCGACTTCGTTCCAGATGTTGGTTCCGGCCTCTTGAACGAGCTTTGCTCGTAGCTTGGCGATGTCATTTGCAATCAGCGTCACGCAGGCATACACCGCACTGAACGCGAGCAAGCTTCGGTCTGGATCGACGACGACGTTCTTCTGCCAGGCGCCGCTGAATGACTCCTGGATCATGCCCCAAATCCCGCCGCCTGTAGAGCGCGCAGGCACCATTGCGCCCGCCGACCCCGCCACGCTCAGCGGCGAGACAGCGGCCTTGGTGCGCCCGACGGTGAGGCCCAAGAAATTCATCAGCTCTCAGAGCGCAGATCGCGCCGCTGATAACGCCCACGACCAGAAGGTTCGGCTTTCTTGACGTGAAGTATGGGGCGCTCAGGGGTGGCGGCAGGGACGATCGTGGCAAACCGCACCGCAACCAAGTCTTCCGCGTCCTGCGGGGTGGCCATGAAGAAATCGCCACTCAAGTAGAGCTTGCCGTCGACGAGCTGTTTTGCGTCTGCTCGCATGCGGACCGTTTTTGCTTGCATGTGTGTAGTCCTTCAAAAAGGGACCAGCCCCGCAGGGCTGGCCGATCAAGGAGAGCGGTGGCCGCTCTGGGGGGACGACTTGCGTTTGGCCCAGGATGCTGCAGTGGCAGCCGCCTGCTTGGCCTTGTATTCTGGAGTCTGGCGATACGCCAGCGCCGAAGCTTTCTTTTCGGGATCGGCCCAGCCAGCACGCTGCGCTGCTTGCAACTTGGCCCTGCGCTCAGGATCTCGCCATCGCATGGACGCCTTCTCGGACATCGCAGGCTTGGCAATCTCGACACCTGCAGCGTGCTTCGCCCGCACCGCTGGGTCTTGCCATGACTTGGTGATTGACGCGGAGAGAGCCTCTTTAACTTCAGGCCTCGAGTGAA